AGGTGGGGCTTTCGAGGTCCCGTCTTGCTCTTCCATGATACAGCCTATTCCATTGCTGGTTTTTCGGGCTATATTTCGTATAGTTTTAGGCCGACTCTTCTATTGATTTCATCAACAAGAGCATAGCCTATCCTAATTCCATCAGTTACTGAAATAATAGTATCGTTGTCATGAAAATCCAATAACTGAACCTCGCGATTCACTATTGCTTTTAAGTCAGCATTACTGTAATTTTTCAATAACTTATTTCGTAATTTCTTTTGCTTTTTAATGTCGCGTATTCTTACAACAACCTTGATTGAATTTGTAAAATTAGTGAACAGTTTTATTGTGGCAACAACTTCCTCTCTGCTATCGTTTGAGTGCAAAGATACTCGATTAAAATCTTCTTGCTTCATCTTATATTATTGATTAATAAATTTATTGTTTAGGGTACTCATGTTCACACACTTTCCCCATGGGCCGTTTGGTAACGACATCCACCAATTGACGATTTAACTGGCTGTACGATCGTCTATTTCGTTCGGTAAATCCAATCGTATTTAAATGATTTACCTATTTCTGGTATTTCGTCTCTTTCCAGTCTTAATGGAAAGTTTACATATGCTCCAGAATTGTTTTTTGAATTAAATTCTACTCTGGGCATTTCAAATACGTAAATTTCATTGTTTTTTGATATTTCTATCTTATTACATTCGATTTCAATTGGATTTTTTGCTGTAGTCCACCCATGCTCTTCCATTAATTTTGAAAAAGACACAGATATTTTTTCTCCTGGGTTAATTTTTGTTTCCATTGACTAGTCTATTTCTTTTATTTTCACTCTGAAGATTTGACCCTCAATTTCAAATTCATGCAACTCTCCATCTGAATTATTGAACTCTTCTTTGTCTAAACATTCAATTTTTGTTGCATTACATGCTTTTTTTATTTCATCTGAATGAAACTGCAATACTTTTTCTAATTCCATGCAATTCACTTGTACATAATACGCCTGTATTTAATAATTTTTCTTTTGTCCACTTCATATCAAATCCTTTCCTTTTTAGTGAATGGATTCATTTTTGGCTTTTTCTTGCCTTTTATAGCAATTATCTCCTTGGCAATAATCTCCTTTGTCCCAGGACCGGTTTTGTCTCTTAATCTAATTGTGTTTCCCATATTGATTACAGAATTTGTTGTTTTTAACTATTTTAATTGTGGGGATAGCCAGAGTCGAACTAGCTATTTTAATCTTCTTTAATGCCTATATCTACAATTGCTTTTCGAAATCCAATTATGTTTATTTGCATTCAGGTGAGATTACGTGATTAGGGTATGCCTAGTCTTGCAAGTCGGCGAACAGTTATCATCTGTTCTCGGCCTTAGGCATAGATTTCCCCATCCATTTCACTCTATCCCCGTATTTTGTGCCACTTTAGAGATTCGAACTCATCAGTCCATTTCTGGTTTCCGGTTCCTTATTAGGGCTATCATCCCAATAAGTAGTGGCGTTTGGTTAAAGCAATGAAGACTAATTTACTATCACCTATCATTAATAGAAGATTAAGATTTGCGCTTGCATCATTGCTTTAATTTTTGACTCTTATTTGCAGTTAGTATCATACTGTATAAGTCAATTTCAGTCCTTGCAGTGGAATAAATATTTGTACGTAGTTTTCTCCACATGGGAGGACGTGGCTCGATTAGTATTACGATTGCAATCTCTACAAACTATTTCACGCTCTTTTTACATATTTACATCTAACAAACTAATCACCTGCATGTGATTGATAATTATATCACTAAGCTACATTCACACTTAAGTGAAGAGGCTATTCTTAGATTTTTCGTCCTTAATTATCTATTGCTTCAATCTGAAATTGATTTATTTTAAAGCAGGCTTGTTTCTGAACTGCTTTTTAATATCTTTGTTATTTCTTCTATTTTTTGAATATCTGAAATATCTTTGTTGTTTGTTGACAATATTTGAACTAGCTTAGAAGCAGTATATTCTTCTTCTGACGAATACTTCTTGTATTTGTCAATCTGACTTTGAATTAACTTTACCTTGGCATTTAATTTCTCTAGTTCATCTTCCTTTACCTTGACTAAATCTACCCATTCGTAAAGAGATATATTTGTTCCTTGATTGATTGTCCACACCATTCCGAATTCATCTGATGCCGTTGCGTACTGATTATTTACTGATTTAACAGTATATATTCCATCTTTTAGACCATTGTTTCTCGCCCCTGTCACACTTATTGTCTCACCTCCTTTTAGGTCTGATACTGATATTTTTTTCATCTTTTTGTTTTTGTTTGGTTTTATTTTAAAAAGCGAGACAGAGTGAAAAGTGGTTTCACACCACTATCTGTCTCGCTAAAAACTATAAATATTCTTGCAAATATTGATTTTGCTCATTTGTAGCCCGCGCGGCAATCTTTGAATATTTATGTTTTATTGTAGCCCCACGAGGAATCGAACCCCGCTTCTTAGACTGAAGGTCTATTGTCCTAACCGATAGACGATAGGGCCGTGTACAAGGGCGGCAAATTAATGCACTAATTGTACTTCTTTTAACTTATAAAAGTTACCCTTGCAAGAACCATAATACTATTAAAGCATACACTTTTGTAGATTATGGAAAGAAATAAATAGAGATTCTAAATCATGATTAGGTATTTAGCACACATCAATGGATACCTCCTTTTAGAATTTGCTTTTACCTGAGTACTCTTAGATAGTTTAATCTTATTTATTTACTTATTATTTTTTAGAGCATTTGCTTTTTGCTTGTTTTCAAGCTTTGCTTCTCTTACGAATGTTCTTAACTTGCGCTTCATTCGCTTAATTCTTCTCTGATTTACTGTCATACTGTTATTGATTAATAGTTAGTTTCTTTCTCTTAATGCATGAAAACAAAATAATTCTTCTCTTACTGAAATATCCATAGATATTCCTGTTGAGATTTTAGATAAAAATGTATATGCATCTCTCAGTGACCTTCTTTTTCCCTCTACAGTTTCATCCATAGATAATTTTTCAAGCTTATGACTAAGCTCTCTCAACGACATCATTTCTGCGGCTGATAAATTTATTTGACACCCTTCAATTGAATTCGAAAATATACTTTTGATTTCCTGCTTTTTCATGTCTATTTAGTTTTATTGTTAATAAATCTTGCAGAGTCCCAATTATATAACCCTCTTAATTCAGATATATCACAATCAATTTTACCAGTTTTATCTGATAATTTGAATTGAGATCGCATAGAAGCCCTTATTTCAAATATAGGTATTCTGTGCTTACTGGCGTATTGAATTATAATTTCACGTACTTTCCCTCTTCTCTCTACCAATACTTCTTGCTTTTCAGTTTCAACTAATCCGCAATATCTTGGTCCACATCCGAAATAACAATAACTCAATTTACATGAAATGCTTTTTGCTTTACATCCATTTTTTGTTAGATTTGAGCATCCTGTACAACAAAGCGTGTTGTCAGGTATCTTCGAATGAGATTCTCTGCTTTTAACACAAGTTGTAATTCCGTTTTCAATTTTAATATCGCAAAAATTGCCTTGACGGTTTATTTCATCAAGAATACGACATATCTGTAAATACTTTTTCTTTTTTGTTGTTTTGTTCATATTGATTATGATTAGTTGTTTTTCGATTAAGCCATACATATCTATTTTAGGCGTCCCCATAGGGATATTGCTCGCTTTGGATATGTATGGCTCAAGATTTCCGGCTATAACGGGAATAAATAGAGGACACTTGCGCCTATTTATTGCTTGTATTTCACAAGGCTATTTAAATACTTATCTCGATCCTTTCGAGACACCACTTCCTCTCCAACTCCTCTCTAATTAGCCAACCTATTCGAATAGGAAATGACAGTTGCCTAATCACTGACAGGTAGCAGTTCTTAACCAATCATGAAGTTTAATACGATTCTCACGTACCATCCCTTTCGACTCCGAAGAGACCTGCTTCCAAGGGCCATATAGTTCTTGTCTATATGGACAGATAACGATTCCGTACGGGTTCTTAACCAATCAGCTTTGTGGGCTCACTACGCGATTGACCGCAGCATGCTCTTTTCTAAGAATAATACGCCTTACTTTAGCGATAGCACTCGTTTTACGGACGAAAAACCGTGATTAGAGCTTTAAGGTATGATAACCCCTGCATCATGTACAATAATCACAAGACACTCATTTCCCACTTGCTTAAGAACTGATACCAATTACCATAAGGCAATTAATGTCTACGCTTTTAAACAGTAGCTCAGGATTGAGAACGCTGCTACTTGCATTAACATGTGATTTTGGGATAAATCCCTTGTAGAGAACTCTTATTGAGCAGTTTTTTTATTACTTTCCCTGCCTAGAGCCAGTAATAATGTCGTTGTTACTACAATTATTGATAGGTCAACAATATGTATTTGTTCGCCTCCCATTATTTTCATGCTCATAGCTACTATGAACACCGAAAATATCATTACGATTATTCTAGTTTTTCTTTTTAATGGTTTTTCAAATATATTCCTTAGAAGCATTACCGCTAATGAAAAATTTGTCAATAAAAAGATAGACATAATAATAAGATCAAATGCTTTTAGTTTTCCCAATATCAATACAAGTGTCATGCTCATAAATGATATAATTAATAGAAACCAAGAGCCCATTTGGATAATTTTTTTCTCTTCCATACATATTATTGATTAATAGTTTCCCGGCTATAAATAGTTTCGTCTTAATTTTCAAAGACTCGTCAGGGGAATTTACAACCACAAGCACGCTCTTCTTGCATACACGATATTTTTGCCGCTTGCTTTTTGAGTCGTCCTTGTGGTATTTTATTTTCTTACTACCATTGAATTGAATTAGAATTTAAAGTTCCATTCATGCATCCTAAATGTTGGTTTGCAAAATTGCGGCTTTTCATTTATCTTTTGGTAGCTTATTTTCTTTTCAGATTGAATCTCATTTCGCAGAACTAATTCGTATTCGCGATTAATTATTTGCATTTCATAGATTGTTGAATTAACTCTCTTTGAATCGTCAATAACTATCACTTCTTCTTCATAGTTTCTTGGCTCATGAAATATTGGAGGCCCAGTTCCTATTATAATTATAAACATGTTACAATGTATTATAGTATTCTATAGCATCTTTTATCTTTAAGTACTCATTTTTACCTCTTAATTTTGAGGTGTTCCATTGCACTTTATATCTAACAGAATTATCTATTAGATTAATTGCTATTATCAATTTAGCTGCAATGTGTTTCTTTACAAATCTGTGATATACAATTTCTTTCTCTGGTTTTTCGAGAACTGTTATTAGTTCAAAGTTTCTTGCTGCCATATTGTTTATTTATTATGTTTTCTTCGTACTTGTTCACCAATCATCATAAATTTCCAAAATAGCACATATTGCAATTCCTTGTTAACCATTCCACCTCTTTCAATAAAGCTAATTATATTAGACAAGTGGTCGCTTCCTATATCTGCTAATGCAATTATAGAGTTATTTCCAGTTGTCCAAATTTCATTAACCCCATCATTTTCTGCACTTGCTGCAGCGGCTGCCGATTGAACTATTTTTAATAGGTACTGCTCTCTTTGAGTTAGACTCCCATTCATTTGTAGCCTAATAGAGCCATGCTGAATCAATTTTAAGAAGTTTTTCTTTCTTGCCTTGACTTGATTGTCTGTTGCCATTTTTGATAAATGTTAATTGTTTTATATTGAGTTTGTTATATTCAATTTAAAATACGGAGCAGAGATTTTGGCTGCCTTGCTAATAATTATTTCGCTTTCGGACTTATATCTCTGCTCCTCTACTTTTGTGGTTTATTACCACTAAACCCTAACGCTTTAGGGATTATTTGTCGTCTAATAGACTTATTATCTTTACGAAGAACCACACTATTCCTATTAACAAGAATATATTAAATGATATTCCAAAGTAAATCAAATAGAATATTATTGCTATCCATGTTGTATTGCAATAAGGGCATAGCCCTAATGGCTTAGATAATTTTGCAATTAATCTATAATACCATTTTGCATTTATTTCTTCATCTTCCCAGCTTGCATCATCAAAACAGTCCCACACTTTAACCTTTACAATTTGCTTAGTTGTTGATTTTTCAACCATCTTAATAAGCCACAATGCATACCAATTGAATATTTGGCCAGGTCGCATAAATGCCTGAAATGCCATTCCAAGCATAGCTATTGCTGCCCCAAAAAGGAACAGCAATAGTATAGTTTGAATGTTAATCGACTGTAGCATACTTGTAGCCATTTGCATTGCTGAATCGAGCTGCCGCATACAATTCTTCGTCTGCAGTTAAAGCGCGAACATCGTGTTTTTCTACCCATACAGTACAACCATTATTACAAAAACGTACATTCAATGGTTTGTGACCGCTTTTGTCGTTTTGAAGAATTTTTGCAATAGTTTTTGGATATATGTAAGAGCATTCACAATCAGCTACGCGATTAACAGTTACTACTAATGAGCCTACTGCTAATTCTTTTGGCTTTTCAGCTTCTTTTTCCGGTACATCGCTAACTACTGCCCCTGCAATAGCTTCAGTCATTTGAACTGCTGTCATTTTCATTGTTAAATCAAGACCAAGTGCTTTACCTCTCTCGATTAATACTGCTTTTGTTAGTTTTTTCATTTTGATAATGAGTTTTAGAGAATAATTATTTGTTGTTAATATTAAATGCCTCAATTGATTCTGGGAAATACTTTTCTGGTGTGTATATTAACACCTTTGTAGTTATCCAATCTATTTTACGCTCTAGATTAGCGCACTTCTCCTCATTTGGTCTTGTGCGATATCTAATTGACAATTCTGGTGATTCAAGACTATTATCAACACATATATATGTATCTTCAGGGTCTAAATCAAATATTTTATAACCATTATCAGTCTCGCAGAATACTTTTATTTTATATTCCTGACCTGATTCTTTACTGTAACTCCCACAAATTAAAAAGAATGAAGCACTTGTCTTTGAATATGATTCATTGCCAGAGCTCATTTGTCTTAATTTATATCTTTTACTTTCTCTTACTTCTTCAAAATTACTCCAAATTCCTAATTTCTCTATTAGCTTGTCTTCATTTTTAACGTGACTACATGATAATATAACAAACAAGAAGGCAATATAAGTAAATAACTTTCTCATCTTCCTGTCATATTAGGGTCCAAATCTTCATCATCGCTTTCTTTCTCATCTCCGGCTCTTCCGAAGTATTCAAAAAGACCTAACACTGCTATCATACATATAATAGGTATGGCTAGCTCTGCTGCTGCATCTGCTCCTGGCTTGCGACTTGCGTATCCAAGAATTATTACAAAAGATAATATTGCTATTGCAATTAAAAATAAATGACTAATTCCTTTGTCCATGATATTTATTATTATTGATTAATATTATTTATATACTACACTTTAATCTATGATATCGTAATTATTAAGCATGCGCGTTTTAACGAACTCTGTGCAACCATATGATGCGTTGTATCATAGAAAATAGTGCATCCATCTGTATTTATAGAGGCTTTGGACTCTCACATTGCTGTGGCTACATTAATGCGACCTCTTCCTATTCCCGTTACAAGGTTTAGAGGTCTTAGATTGTGGCAGTTTTATTAATCACGAAGACTAATACTGGGAGCAACTGGTAATCTCGTCAGTATAAGGACAGTTGGCTGGGCTCTCGAATGTCCCTTTCCTCCCGTTATATACCCGATTACGTACCGATAGTTCTGATTATTTTTATGCTGGTATTGAACTCACCTATTTCCAGCGTTCCCGGTGTAGGATTAATTTGCAGCGTTGCCCATCCCTGCTGCAATGGGATTTATTAACGAGCTAGACTAACCCGTTCGTTATCTAAAAACTATATCCTCCACACATAGAAACGATAATATGTGTGTATAGCTCCAACTCAAATAGCCTTGCGAGCTATTAATTTCTTCTACCACGAGGAAGTGGCTGACTGTGGTTGGATTACAGTACGTTTGACATAAACCAGTTATTCTCTACCACTCTGCATAATTCCCGCCTCCAAAAGCTAGAAGTGTTAAGGCTTGTGACTTAACTGCTGCATTAATAGGCCAACCATATAGGTTGGACTTAGTTGAAATAGTGAATTCAATCACTTATTTTTGGTTCTGATAGTTTACCACAAGGGCTGCCATCTAAGAAGGTCCAAAGTAACAATGCCATATATGTTATTGGCTCTAGTCCAGCTCCAACATATACCCCTCCTTCTATTTGCCCTACAATTAGCGCCTTACCCCCTCCTCTAGTAACTACAACTCTACCTACCAAATTGTCATCAAATGTGAATGGTATGTACCTAGGCTTAGGTTTAATACGGTATTCAATAGTGTCAACCCAACTTGGTTCATCTACTATCTCCCATGACCCTTGTTTTGCTCTTACTGCATCTCTGCATTCTATTACTTTACCTTCTGCATAGGCAGTGATAATAGGTAATAAATCTTTTGCTCTTTCTCTTTTCATATTGTTATTATTGATTAATATAATGCGGTTTTGCTATAAATAATACAAATAAAAACACCAATAGCATTATTACCCATGATATAATTATAGGACTAATATCTTTCTTTCGTATTTTATATATGCCGTCTGAGTCTACCTTCATGAATATATATACCATTAATGTTATAATTGGTATTGCAATTAAAGAAGTTCCACTTAATAATAATGAGAATTCTGTTAAATTAAACATGCTTTGTTTGTTATTATTGATTAATAAATGACGTGTTTTAAAGCGTTTTAAGCATACTAAGGTACTTATAGTAGGGTAATACGTTTTAATATAGAAAGTGTCTTAAATAGGCTTAAAATAGCTTTGAGGGCTATATTATGCGTATCTAAGGGTGAGTTGTTTTGCGGTTATATGGTAGAAGGGTAGAATTGGGGGTTAATCAGATAATCCTCCAAATATCCACTCATTTTACACTACTATTTTACCACTAATTTTGCGGTTACGAGGTAAAGAACTGTGTGTCCCAAAAACACCATAATTTAGACAAAAAGGTCAGCAATAGCCAACCGAATGGTCGACTACTGCATCACTTTATGCGTCAATTAAACAGGTGGTTCGGTATCAGCCTGTGGCTCTTGGCTCACGTGACTATCCACGAACCTGCCGATATTGGCAATGATACGCATGGCTTCTTTGCGTGGGCTAACACGAGGCTTGCCGTCGCTATCAAGCAACACATGAACCGTCATGGACGTGCTCACTGCACCATACTCCTTAGTTTTGCTATTCATCAGCTGAAATGCAGGAAGTGGTTCTGAATTCGGATTAATATCCGTATCGCCCACTGAATAGCGACCTACATTGATAGCTTTTAAGCGACTCTTGTCGCCTGCTTCAAATTTAGCCGCAGTTTCTTCCCACCACTCAATCACTGCTTCTGATTCAGGGAAAACAGGGAAATTAATAGACCGTGTAACCATTGGGTCAGGGTCTTTGGCTTCAACTACAAAATAAGCTTTACCTTTGTTGTCGCCCTCTTCTACTTCTTTGCGGGTAACCGCTAAAACGTCGTACTTCATACTCCTTTAAATTTAGAATGTTGATAAAATTAATAATACTCGCACCTTTCCCGACAGGAGTAGTGGCAAAGACATATTCTTTTCTTTAATTCTGCGGTTACGGCAAAGGCGTGTTGAGGACGACAGATAGAGCAGGATATAAAGAGGCCTACCCTCTAAATATCCTAACTCTTGCTCATTATGCCATTGGTTCTTGAAATAGTTCTTCGCAATCTTTAACGATATCACTCATATCAAAGCATAGCTTATCTACAAATACAGCCAACTCGTCTGCAGCACAATGTGCAATAGCAACTACTCCTCCCTCGAGCATACCGTTGTCAATAGCCTCTCTTCCTGCTTTAATGGCATTGACTCTTTTCTTCAATTCAATCATTTCAAATACAGATAGGCTGAAATCTACACCTGTAATACCAACTGCTTTAACAATTCTTGTTTTCATTGTAATAAATGTATATAATTAATAATAAAGATAATTCAAGCAAAGGGGCCGAAGCCCCATAATTACTTAACAGTAAGCTCCCAATATGTAACACTAAGACTGTCTTGTGGACTGTACTTGGCATAATTGGAATGAATAACATCAACATCAACCCTTAGGGCGATAGCATCTCTGTTATATGCAGCCTCACTGCTAACAAGTGTATCATTACGATAACACTCAACAAGACCGCAATAAACAGTAACAGGTTTTGCAGCAAGACTGTCCATAACAGCTGCATACTTCTTAATGGCCTGACGTTCAATGCGATTAACTTCGCTTTTGCTTGGACTGCATGAACTGAAAACAACTGCGCTAGCTATGGCCATAGCAAGGGCATACACGATTAATTTGAAACGTTTCATCTTGATAATGATTTAATTTGGCTGAATTGCCAATTATATTGAAAGGCGACCTAACAATGACATATTCTTCTCTTATTAAAGAGAAAAAGATTACGGGCTTTCACCGTCAGTATTCACTGGCTTTCACAATAACTGTTTTCATTGGACGTCCAATGGTAGGCAGGTGTGACCTACACACACTCATCTGTATATGAGCTTTCAATGCCACTTAATTCGCACTATAATGTGCAGGTTGAGGCCAACCTTTAGCTGAGTTTAACATGAATTTGTAGAGTTTCAAGATACGTTATGTCTCTACCCCGCCTTACGTGCAGGCCAATTATCTTAATAGGCATACTGCCAATGACATATTCTTATATCATAACAGTTATTAACTGTCTATACCCACCTCCCCGCTCCGCCCTGCGGAGAGCCACGTATTCGTGCCTCATACTTAGTGTGTATATACAATACAATGGTAAGCTATGTAGTGTTCCATGCAACAGGTCTCCTAACCCATTCCTTGGCTATGTCTAAACAACATGTACTAACTACATAGATAATAGAGGATTGTATGTCTGATTCACATCAGTCAACATTATCAGTATCGGTTGAGTCTTCCGACGGCCAAGAGATAATGCTTGAGGTATCTACCCACCGGGGGTACTTGGCGCGAGTTTTTAGCCAGGGGGATTGATTTAAGACACCTTTGTGTAAGCATGGATATGCTGTTTAAAAATTATTATACTAAATTTTTTTACCTTTGCACAAGCCTGGGCATACTGTTCGAAAAATATTTTTCCCAAAAATTTTACTATTTCATCACTTTTTTTAATATTTTTTTAAAAATAATGCATTTTTTTGCTATTTTTTCTCAACATCATGTAAACAAAATAAAATTATATACGTTATAGTATAATGACTTCGGCACCCACCTGGGGCTGACCACCATAAGGGCGAAAGTTTAAATGGTTAGACGTCGGATTGGTATTATCGCATTTACATACTAGATAATATGTTTTCTCCGGCAGAGTCAAAAGGTTTTAAGTAAGAGTTATGTGCAGCGGTTCACTGCTATATATTTGATATAGAATGTGTGAATAATAAGGGGAGATTGAGATAAGCTGATGGGTGTAAGCAATGCAAAGGCATAGCCGACGTACAGACATAATAATGAACAACTCTATAAACCATGCCGAAATATGGTCCGGCGACAAGGGGTGAATTATGTTTAATTGAGAAGAAAGATATATAAATTATATATGTTAAGATGTATTAAAGAGGTTAATATAGATTATATTAAGAAGGCAGGGATAACTATATTCAATAGGGTAGGTTTGCCTATATCTTGTGGAATTAAAGAGGTTAAACATGGAAAAGCATTCATAGATATGAAGGATATCTATAGTGAGTCTATAAGAAGAGGCAGCAGAAGAGCTACTGAGCTAGGAGAATACTTTGTTAGATTTGAATCATCAGATGGACTTGTAACAAAGATGGATTTATGGATAAAAGGAAAGAACACTGGGCTAGTATCAATCTGGCTTAGTAATTTATATATAAAGATATAATATGTATCCAAAGAAGGAATATACAAAGAATTGGGGTTATGTGGATGGGCTGATAGAAGAGGCGAATAATTTAGGCTTTTCTCCAGCCCTCACTCATTTAATGGCGGCTAAGTGGGCCGGTGAAGGTGGTAGACAACCGAGGGTTGGCTCTCTAGGCTTGAGTAGTAATGAGAAGAGATTAGAATACAAAAACAGCAAAGAGGAGCTGTCTGAATATAAAGATACTGTATCTAAGATACTATCATCTAAAGGATTTAAGTTAGAAGACTTCGATAGCAAGTCTACAGATGAATTGCTTAATGCATTACAATATAGACCAGAAGGCAAGGTTGCCGGTAAAGACTACTATATGTTTAATGATGTAAATGATAAATACGTGGATTTAATAAAGAGAACACCTGAGTATCGTTATTTTAATCAAGACTATGTTAGCAGTAAAAGAAAGCCTAAGCCTGTAGTGGATGTATTGTCTAATACTATTGGAGCAGGAGGCAAAGCTCCTTATAACCCATATCTATTATACTTATAATCATGGAGCCAAAAGAAAACAATAGTAGAACAGGATACTGGAATAGCAAGTTAATAAATAGCACATCTATAGGAAATACTCCCAGGGATAATACAAGAACTCCAGCTAAAAAAGTAGTGGAGGCTACAGTTGCCCCAGAATCATTGGTATGGAAAAATACGAAAGAACAGATAGATAAAGCGTATAGATTAAAATATCCAACTATCGGAGATAAGGTTAGCGATATTGGAACATACACTGCTAGTGCAATGAAGACTCTGGGCGGAAGTTTGATTGGTAATGCTATTAATGATATATCACCAAAGACTGCAAATGCAGTATCTAAATATACAGCAGGATTAATAACTCCTACTAGTAAAGAAGATATAGAGACTGGTAGGCTTGGAACCCCAATCCAAAAAGCAGGAATGGTTGCAGATGGTGTTACCAGCGTACTAGAAGCAGAGATGCTTGGTAAAATAATGAATGCTGCTGGTACAAAAATAGCAGGTAAAATGGCAGGCGAAGCTATACAGAGTAAGGCGCAAACAAGAGTATTGGATGATGTGATCAAATCAAAATTAGAGGCGCCTAAGTCATCAAAGGATGTGATAAATAAAAATAATTCAGGAAGACCACTACACCAATATGAATTAGACTTAATGAATAATGAAATTGAAAAAAATGGAGTCCTGGAAATTCAAAAAACAGGAAACAGGCTATTCAAAAATTCAATACACAAGGCTATAGATCCATTTGGATATCAGGATGTAGTAGAAAGAGGCAAGGATATTCTTAGATATTCATTCAATTCTAAAAATAAGAACTATATCACTGAGGAGCAATATATAAAAAACAGATTAGAGGAGGCTACTAGATTTAGCTCTACTGCGATTTCAAAAGAGGACCAGGCTAGATTAATAGACAACTACAGAAAATCATACAATATAGAAAACCCTATATTTAATTCAAAAACATCTAGAGAGGCGGCTATAAAAATCAGAGAAAAGTCTATGTCGGAAAACCCAAATAGAGTATCGGCATATGATACATTTATGGGCGTTGAACATAAAAATAGTGCATATAGAGTTAGTGATTTGTCTACAAATAAGGACCTAGTATATACATTTAATCCTAAATCAGTCGATGCTAATGCATTTTTAGATAAAGCAGAAAGAGTTTCTTCTAAGATAAGATCCATGACCGGAGAGACTTCAGCAGCATCGAAAAGGGATAGATCTAATGTAGTTAAAATTTCTGACAACGAATATAATGTTGGAGGCAACAAAGATATGTTCCATAAGACAATGGGATTTTATAATATGGACGTCAAGAAATTAGATACAGGCAATTTTGAATTTCAGGCAAATGACGTTTGGGATATAAACCCGCTCAGGACGCCAATGGAATCTGCAACAAGAAACTTTGAACAAACAAATGCGCCAAAAATGGTAAAAAAAATAGTTAGAAAAGTATTAAAAAAAATAGGTGATATAGATCCATACCAAGCATATGGTGTTGCAAAACCAATGAATGTCAAAGCAAGAATAGAAATTAGTCCAGATGGAAAAATAATTAAAGTCCATTAAACCCATTCTAAGCTCTTTTAAAGCACTTAATTTTTAAATGATACAAATGTATTACTTTACAGAGATAATGCCTTAGAGAGGCTTAAAATACTATTATACGACACGCTATGGAATACGGATACTGCAATGATTGTAAGTGCTGGCACTCAATATATGACACGTGCGCAGATATACAAAAAGATAAAAATAATAAGGATAAGCGGCAACAATAGTGTCGCTTTTTTCGTTTATATAAGTATAGTTAATTAATTAAAAAGAAATGGAAGAACAAATTTATACTACTCAAGAGCAAGTAATGGAAACTCTTGATAACGTGAGTAATGAAAAATTATTAGAAATGGTTGTAGAAAAATTAGTATACGAACCAATCAAAGATATCCTAGTTAAACCACTTGAGCCAATCATGATAGATAGAGAGGTTAATGTACCATTTAAGTCTGAAGAATTAGACGAAGATGGAGAGCCTATCATGGAGATGAGAAAAGAGATTCAGCAGGTACCATCTATATTTAGAAAAGGTATAGTATTGGCATTGCCTATTGATTCTGCTTATTGTAAAGAAATTAATGTTGGAGATACAATAGTATTCAATGGCAAGTTTAATTCTGTTGAATTTGACCTTTTTAAGGATAGCATGTTGGTTAAGCCATTTGATGTCTTATTTAAAGTCAAAGCTTAATGAAAAGTATAGAAATATACACAGACGGCGCCTGCTCTGGGAACCCAGGGCCTGGTGGCTGGGCCGCTGTTCTAAGTTCAGGTTGTGATAAAGTAATAACTTGCGGTCATGATTCTGATACTACAAACAACAGAATGGAGTTAATTGGGTTCATCAATGGATTAGAAATGGCTTTAAATAGCCCCGACTTAAAACCTGGAACTCAAATCAACATATACACTGACTCTAAATATATAGAGAATCCGATTAACCTCAAATGGCTAGATAGATGGATGTTAACGCATTTTGATAAGATAAAGAATAGCGATCTATGGATTAGATTATATGAGCTAATATCAATGATGGATGTCAATGTTACATGGATTCCTAGAGAAGAGAATGCAGTTGCAGACGAAATAGCCAAGAACGCTAGAGATGGCATGTATGGGAGTAGAGCAACAATGATACTATAGGGGTTAGTAATAGCTCCTATTTTTTTGTCTAATTTTAAAAAAGATATATAAAACATGCAACAATTTGACTATGTTATACGTTTATATATATGTAACCAAACAACAAATCATAAAAATATGAAAAATATAAAATCAGTAGCAGTGACTAAGCCAGTATATGGTTTACACGTAGACGCAGTATTGTCTAGAGAAAATTCAAACGACAACTTTGTGTATAAATCAGAATATGCAGGTAAAGACCATTCTCACAAACAGATAGTAGAATTATCAGAATCTCTTTTGGATAAAGATCACTTTGTAGCAATAGAATGGTTTGCAGAAAAACCGCTTACTAATAAAGAACGCATTAATGCATTAGTTCAAGAGCGCGATGAATTATCTAAGGTAATTGTAGAGCTAGAGGATAAAATGCAGCTTGCAGATGAATCTTATGCCTCATTGGTAGAATCTATTGATAAGCAGATTAAGAAGTTTGAAGACTTGTATGTTAATCATTATGATAACTTGAAATACGCTACATTCTTTAATGAAATAGACGTGGACTTAACTGTTTATAAAAATATCTTAACAGTATTAAAAGGGCTTAAATAATGAATAAATTCATAAAGACTGTTCGAGAATCTGATGTTTGTTATGAATTTCTACGTGGTCTAAATGGATTAATGGGATTAACTAATAGAGAGCTTGAGGTATTCTCGGCTCTCGTCTCCCTTAGAATGCTTGATATAAAAGAAAAGAATTTAAAACTACCAGTCGATAGGACTGATAATAGAAAGATTCTGATGTCAACGTTGAATATTGGAAAAGATAATATTAGTAAGTACGTAAAAACATTCATAGAAAAAGGACTATTAATACGAGCCAAGAATGGCAAGATATCAATACTCGAATCATTAATACCAGACATAATAGGAGGAAGAGTTATTCAAACGTCCATAATAATAAAAATACAAGAAAATGCTAAACAAATTATTTAATTCATTGACAAAAACGTCATTTGAAAAAACGGGAAGTTATAATCCAAAAGTATCTTTATATGTAAAAAGAAAAAGACCAACAGTAGTATATATAGATAGATACACTTACGTATATCCTACATACAGGTCATTCTTTATATGGTAAAGAAAAAAGATATATTTACAGAACTGTCTGAAAAGTACAAAGTAGATAAGAAGATTATTTCTATAATATGTCAATTCCCATTCATGTTCTTAAGAAGACGAATAATGGACCCAGTTAATGAAGATATAGTAATGATTCATTTCTTTGGGAAGTTTAGAATAAAAAGGACTCAGATTGGAAAGAAGCTTGAGAAATACAGAAAGACTGTAGAATTAGAAAAAAGATTATTTAAAATTAGTAAAAGTGAACAAAGACATAATGTTTAGCAGTGGAACTGGAAATTGGTCAACGCCAATAGACCTATTCAAAGACTTAGATAATAAGTATAAATTTACAGTGGATGTATGTGCTGATACTAGTAATTATAAGGTTAAGAGATACTATAATGAGAAGCAAGATGGCTTATCTAAAGACTGGAGTAATGAGATAGTGTGGTGTAATCCACCTTATTCAAATTGCTCAGATTGGGTTAGAAAGGCGGCTGAATCTAAAAACTGCTTAGTAGTAATGCTAGTCCCCGCTAGAGTAGATACGCGGTGGTTTCATGACTACATATATAAGAAAGACAACATATCTTATGAATTTATAAAAGGCAGATTAAAGTTCTCTGGCAGCAAGACAAGTGCACCATTTCCATCAATGATAGTGATATTTAATAATTATGAGTAAGACTAGATTAGAATTTTATGTATCAGAAGCCTGGAAGAGAGCGCCGATAGGCAATAAGGTAAACTGGCTTATAGAAAGAAGTAATGAACAACGAACAATAAGAAACAATGAAAATAACAAAAATAAACAACCTAGCGAAGACTCCGGACGTGACTAACGGAATAATTAGTTTTGAGGCAGTAGACGTATCAGTTGAAGCTGGAGCAGATAATAAAGTAGTACTTGGATATAAAACAGGATTAACAATAGAGATGAATGAGGACGAGATAGGTATACTATTGGCTCCTGAGCGAGCTGTTGGGAATTCATTATATCAAGCAGGAGGCCCTCAAATAGTCGTAGGCTCAAGCACAGAAGAGCTTGTAGTGCGATATAAGGTAAATACTGACGCTATACCTTCATTATTCAAACAAGAGGATATTATAGGTAGAATGATTATAATTAAGAAGCCTACTATTGAATTTGAGTTTGAAGATAAATCAGAAGCTCCTAAAAAAGATGTTCCTGCAGCTAATCCTGAATAATAATGAAATACTTTGATATAAGTGGAGATAATGTAGTTGTTCATGCAGATGCTTTAGCAATTCCAGCATTCACAGACATATGGAATAAGTTTGATGACAAGTCAATAGCTACTAATATAATAAAATATATAGTACTGAACAATCATCACGATAGTCCATATGTCAAATCAATGCCTACTGAGATTAGAAAGAAGAAGCTAGTAGATAGATTATTCGCTGGAGACTCAGTGCTGGTAGATAGTTTTTCTGAAGCAGAGGCAATGTATGTTGCATTTACAGATACATTATCGCTACAGATGCTTAGAGGATTAAGGCTTAATATAGAGCTAATGACAAAGTCTCTTAGAAAATCAACTAACGAGGATATGTCATTTAGAGATATGAAAGAGCTGCTAGATTTAGCGTCTAAAGCAGAGAAGGCTATTAAATCTATTAAGAACTTAGAAGACCAGGTTAGAAAAGACGAATTAGAAACATCTACTGTTAGAGGCGGAGGAAAGGTTGGATATTATGAAATTCCTAGGAAATAATATGAAGATATATACATTTCACCCAAACATATATCCAGTAAGAATATGGATTGTAGTAAATGGAGATAAAAGAAAACTAGCGGAAGAGTTTGAGTATATCAAAGATGGAGAAGACTACTTACATGAAGAGGTTAATCCTAATACAAAAATGAAAACATACGCATATTGCTCTGAGTTGCTATATAATAGAAAGACAACTAATTCTGGAGTCATGATATACCTTGGAGCTGAGCTAAAGCCAAGTGAAATGGCACACGAGGCGTGTCATGCAGCAGATATGATATATAATTACATAGGAGAGGATACTATAGATTTCGGCTCTGAAGCAAATGCGTATTTAGTAGGTTGGATTGTAGAAAAAATAGATGAAGTTTGTCGAGTTGAATTTAAAGAAAAATAAAATAACATGGAAAATAAATACTACACCCCAACATTGAGAGAATTGCTGATTGCAATCATAGATGGAGATGAGATTTACTCAAGAAATAAAGACAGTGAACTAATCGCATTTAAATCTAAATCTCCATTATCATCCTTATATGAATTCATAATGATAAACAACAAACAAAGCAATATTGATGGATCTATAGACTTTAGCATTAATTTAAATAATTATTTATTAAAAATAAAAGATGGAAAGCGGATTTAAAATAGTAGATACAGGATGGGGAACGCAGGTAGAATTGACACAGATGGTATTCATAAAAGGGAATATACCAAGCAGCAAGAACAGCAAGGTAGCAACAAGCAAGGGGATCTTCCACTCGAAGACAGTGGGAAAATTCTTAAGGGAGATGGGTATTCAACACTACTCGGTATCAAAGAAAGAGATAACCTACTACAAGATTCGGCCATGCATGTTTCCGGTAAAAGACCTCAAGGACTTAATCTCTGGGTCATTGAAGACAGGATTAGAGGGAGGGCCTATAAAAATTGGCGTTCACTTCGTTCGCCAAACAAAATCTAAGTTTGACTTCCATAATATATGTCAAATAATATTCGACTTAATGGTGGCATTCGACATAATCGAGGATGATAATATGGACTGTATACTCCCATTTCCTATGAAGATAGATAACAAGTGGTATACGGTAGACAAAGATAATCCAGGCTGTTATATTTCTATATTGATATAAGGAATATAAATCAAAATAAACAACTAAATATAATATACGTTTTTATACGTAAAACAAACTAATGTTATGAAAAACACAAAAGCAAACAAGGTGGAAGCCACTAATGAAGTGATGCCTACAGTAGAAGTAATTAACGAACAAGTTAAACCAGTGGTTAAGAAAAACTATAAACCACGTAAGAAACATAACAAGAACAAACAAGAGCAGCCTAAAATTGTTGTCCTTGCAGTAGAAGATGTGGCAATCCCAGAGAATGCCATCCTTGATGTATTTACATCTGAGGATATTACTCCTACTAAGAAAGAAAAATTTAAGTTCCTAAACTGGTTGAGAAAAACTTTTAAATGGTAAATTTCAATAAGAAATACAAGAACGTAGAACACTTTCAAGCCCCGGCGCTTCATTTCCAGAAGCACGGGGTTTACTGTTTTGCACCAGAAGGGACAACCGAGTATACTGAATACTGGGATAAAGAAGAGTCTAGATGTCTTGACGGATATACAGCTCCAAATGGAGATTGGATTAGTGGGTATAACTATTTCTATTTAAACTACTGCCCTATATTAAGGCTTGTAGAGATTCAGTATAAAGATAGGAATGGAAATATAAAAACTAGACGTGAGAAGAATAGGGAGTTTCCTGACTTCTATGACTACGATGCTCATTACTTTACAGCTGTTCAAGATGCTGAAGATGATGGAAAACATATGGTTGTTCTAAAGAAACGTGGTAGTGGATATTCATTCAAGGGCGCATCAATGCTCGTTAGAAACTACGCTTTAATCCCTGAATCTAAATCATATGCCGTAGCCTCAGAGGCTGAATATCTAATAAAGGATGGTGTTTTATCAAAAGCATGGGACTTAATAGACTTTATAGATAACAATACTGCTTGGTCAAAAAAGAAGCTTGTTACAACTAAAATGCATAGAAAGTCTGGATTTAAAATCAAAGATGAGTTTGGAAACGAGACTGAGGCTGGATTTAAATCTGAGATAATCGGGGTTACATTAAAGAATGACCCAAATAAAATTCGTGGTAAACGTGGAAAGATAATACTATTCGAGGAGGCTGGTTCCTTCAAGGATATATTGCAAGCATGGCAAATAGCTAGACCGTCAGTAGAAGAAGATGGATATGCTTACGCTATGCTTATTGCGTATGGTACAGGCGGAGATGAAGGTAGTAGGTTTGATGGATTAAAGGAGATGTTCTACCATGCAGATGGTTATAACGTAAAGACTTTCCCTAATATATGGGATACTGGAGCTGAAGGTACTAAATGTGCTTTCTTTGTACCTGTATGGGCTAATATGTCTATGCTTGATGCAAAAGGCAATAAGCTGTACATGGATAAGTTTGGCAATAGTCTAAAGGAAAAAGCCACTGACTTTGCCATGTCTGAGAGGAAGAAAGTAATAGATGGAGCGTCAGATTCAAGGGCAATAGATAGATATGTAGCTGAGAACCCAATGACGCCCCAGGAGGCTTGTTTAGAGCTCACTGGTAACATCTTCCCGAAGAAAGACCTAATGACGCAGCTCAATGCTATACGCGTCAACAAGAAGCTTCAAAACCATAAACAGGTGGGTGATTTAAACTGGGTAAATGGCCAGGTTGAATGGACTATAAAGAAGACTGGAGATATTACTAAATATCCATTAGGTAAAGACGATAAGAAAGAAGGATCTATAGTTATATGGGAGCACCCAGTGAAAGATGCACCAGCAGGATTATATATAGCAGGCAATGACCCTTATGACTTTAACGAAGCTGCTAATTCAACATCACTTGGAGCTACTATAGTATATAAAAGATTCCAAAACTTTGAAGAGTACTATGACATTATAGTGGCTGAATATACAGGTAGGCCTGATACGGCTGATGAGTACTATGAGAATGTGCGTAAGCTAATGATGTATTATAATGCTAGATTACTATATGAGAATGAAAAAAAAGGCTTATATACGTACTTTACTAATAAGCACTGTGACTATCTTTTAGCAGACCAGCCTGACATTATATCAGATATTATATCTAAATCCACCGTAAATAGGCGGAAAGGCATACACATGACAAAGGGTATAATAGACTTCTCTGAGATACTAATCAAGGACTGGCTCAACGAAGAATATGCTCCTGGATACAAAAATTTAACTAGAATATTGTCTGAGCCATTATTGGAAGAACTAATTCAATATAATAGCAAAGGAAACTTTGACCGAGTTAGAGCACTGCAATGCTTGATGATATATAGAGAACAATTACATAATCTGCATGTAAAAAAGAAAGCAGAAGAAGAAAAAAGTATGAGGCTTTTTGAAGTCCCATTATTTGGCTCTAAATGGTTCGAAACAGGTAGAGACAATAGAAAATCATTATTAAATTTTTAAGCGCTTATGAAAAATCAAATAACTGCATTCCCAATACAGAAGCTTCCAATGAAGCAAAAGGATGAGGAATGGGGAGAACTATGCGTCGACTACATAATAAGTAGTGGAGAGCAGAACTCGAAGATGTTTGGAGACAAGACTGAATTCGATGAAATGAAATCGAACTACGATCTATACAATAGTATCTTTGACAAAAACGACCTGAAGTATGTTACAGACCCATTTAATCAAGAAGATGGATTTCCTGCTTCACCTCAGAACTTCAATATAATAAAACCAAAAATAGACCTTTTAATTGGAGAGGAAACTAAAAGGCCTGACAATTATAAGATATCCAGGACCAGTCAATCAGCTGCATCAGATATGCAGGATTCTATGAAGCAAATGCTTATGGAATATGTAATGGCATCTGTAACTGCATCAATGTCAGAGGAACAAGCTGCTGAATTTCAAGCTAAGCTTGAGTCTGGTGAGGTTATGCCACCTGAGAAGATTGCGTCATTTATGTCTAAAGAGTATAAAGATGTAGCAGAATCATCTGCATATCATGCAATGAGTTATCTTAAGGAGAGGCTTAATACGAGACATGAATTTAATAAAGGATTCTCTGACTTGCTAAAAGGTTCTAAAGAGATATTTTATGTAGGGATTCAAAACGGGGATCCTACATTGGAGCGAGTAAATCCATTATACTTCACTCATGACACTGCACCTGACTTAGAATTCATTGAAGATGGAGACTGGGCTTGCAGACGAATGAGAATGTCTTATACAGAAGCATATGATAGATTGTACGATAAAATGTCAGAAAAAGACCTAGACAAGCTATTGGATATTACAGGACAAAAACCTACATCAGGCAAATACGGCCCTATGAAGAATTCAATGGTTGATTACGTGCACATGGACACTATGATATCAAATCCTAGAAATGAAGACAATTTTGACTCAAATGTCGTTAACGTATGGCATGCTACATGGAAATCATATAAGAAAATAGGCTTCGTTAAGTATATAGACGATAATGGAGAATTGGTAGAAACTGTTGTCTCTGAGAACTATTTGGTTATTGGAACAGAAGAGTCTATTGAATGGAAATGGGTTATTGAGGTATGGGAAGGCTACAGAATTGGGGCTGATTTATACGTAGGAGTGCAGCCGATAGAATACCAACATGTATCTAGAGAAAATCCAAATTCGCAGAAATTGCCATACTTCGGCGTAATATATAATGGTGGAAAATCATTAGTGTCAATAATGAAGCCACTTCAATATATGTATATTATACTTTGGTATCGACTTGAGTTGGCGCTAGCTAGAGATAAAGGTAAGGTACTTAATATGGACATAACGCAGATACCTAAGGACATGAATATAGATCCAGCAAAATGGATGCACTATTTATCTGCAGTAGGTGTTAACTTTATTAATCCATACGACAATGGATATGATATTCCAGGCAGAGAAGGAGGTAGGGCTAGTGGCTTTAATCAGATAGCTGCAGTGGACTTAACAATGTCTAATGTTATTGGAGAGTACGTCAATCTTATGTCTAAGATAGAAGATATGATATCAGAAATATCTGGTGTAACTAGGCAAAGACAAGGTTCTATATCAAGTAGCGAGCTTGTTGGAAATGTTGAACGCTCTGTACAGCAGTCCGCATATATAACTGAATCGTTATTCTGGACCCATAGCCAATGTAAAAAGAACGTCTTAAAAGGGCTTATAAATACAGCTAAAGAGGCATGGAGAGATTCAGGTAAGACTAAATTACATTACATACTTGATGATTCCACAAGGACATTCCTTGAATTAGAGGAGCCATTCTTCTATGAAGATATGGATATATTTGTTGTAGATTCAACTAAAGAGATGCAAAACCTTGAAATGGTTAAAAGCCTTTATCAACCTGCGATGCAGAACGGAGCTACGCTTCTTGATATTGCCGAGATTATAACTCTTGATAATATTACAGAGATGAAGCAAGCGTTGAAGCGCATTGAAGAGAAAAGGATGCAATTGCAAGAGCAGGCTAATCAAGCTGAGAATGATAGACAAATGCAGCTTATACAAGCCCAAAACGAAGCCAAGCAAGTTGAAATGCAGCTTAGGTCTGCTGAGCTTGATATGGAGAAATATAAGATAGATACTGATAATCAGACTAGAATATATGTTGCCCAGCTTAACGCATATAGAGGCGCTGAGGATTTAGATGCAGATATGAATGGAGTTCCAGATCCAATAGAACTTGGAAATCTAGCCATAAAACAAACTCAAATGAATGCAGATATAGCTGATAAGGCTATGCAAGCGTCAGAGAAAATGAGAGCTGAATCTGCTAAGATAGATATAGAAAAAAGAAAAGTAGCCGCATCTGAGAAGGCAGAGCAAGCTAAGGTAGAGATTGAGAAATCAAAACTTAATCTTGAAAGATACAAGGTAGAGCAAGCCAAGGTTCTTCAAAAAGCCAAAGATGATGCAGCCTACAAAAGAGAACAATTAAAAGCAAAAACAGCTAGAGCTAATAAGGTTTCTGGCGAGAAATAAATTTAAATAGATTAAATTATGAAAGATACACTAAATGGATTTTCTGCCATATTCGAAGAGATATCGAACGAAGGTATTGACCCAGAGAAAGTATTAGGCGGAGGAAACGAGCCAGAGATAGATGAGAATGGAAATGTTAAATATAGCGAAAAGCTAGATAGGCTTCCATCAGGTGATGAGCCAGATATGACTCCGGATGATTTGGATATAGAGCCAGACAAGGATGACGATGATGAACCAGAAGAAAAGATATCTACAGAAGAAGATGAGCCTGCTGAAACAGGAGATGAGGCTACTGCTTTATTCTTTGATGCGATAGCAGAGGCTGCTGGGTGGGAAGATATTGACGCTGAGGCAAAACCAAAGACTCCAGAGGAGCTTATAGAATACTTTAAGGACGTTATATCTGAGAACTCAAAACCTCAATACGCTAATGATGATGTAGCAGCTCTTGATGAATTCGTTAGAAACGGTGGAAAGATGGAGGACTTTATCAAGGCTTCCGGTGAATTCGACTATGATAACATAGACACATCTAATGAGTATATGCAAAAACGAGTAGTTAGCGAATTCTTATCAAAGAAAGGTTTCTCGGAAGCTCAAATATCAAGAAAGCTAGAGAAGTATGAAGATGCTGAAATTCTAGAAGACGAGGCAAAAGACGCAATTGAGTCTCTAAAAGAGATGGCTCAAGAAGACAAGAAAACGCTATTAGAAGAACAGAAGAAAAGTAGAGCTCTCGCAGAACAGGAACAACAAAAGTTTGTTGACACCGTTATGAGTGAAATAGAGGCTATGGACAATGTTCGCGGTATTAAAATACCAAAAGAAGATAAAAAAGCCTTGACCAATTATCTATTTAATGTAGAATCTGACGGTAGAACTAAATATCAAAAGGACTACGCCAAATCTACTAAAAACTTAATAGAGTCCGCATACTTCACTATGAAGGGCGACTCACTATTAAACTCCGCGAAAAAAAGTGGAGAAACAACCGCCACTGATAAATTCAGACAGGCGATAAAGACGACTGGGCTTGGAAAGTCTAAACAGCCAATAAGTACCGGAGCTAGTGCACCACTATGGACCTTAGCCTCAAAATCACTACTGGCATAATATAATTGGCCAATTAATTAATCAGTTTTATATGGAAAATTCAATTCTTAATGACTTGGTAATGTATAAAGGAAAATGGTTCTCTGACCTTGTGGATGAGAATATGTTAGCCAATGCATTACTTACAAAACCTCATGAAGTTGCCGGCGTAGTATCCTACGTGTTTGGTGCAATGGATCAGGGGTACAGCTCTGTACTTGACTTCTTAACAGGAGGTATGGGCAAAAAAATGACTATCGACCAACGCGAATATCGTTGGAAAGTTATGATCGATTCAGACCGTGCTGTAACAATTCGCTCTGCGAAATGGAATGGTGCTGCAGTAGATTCAAATTCTAAGGCAGGTCTTGGCAACACTCCTATCATGCTATCTGTTGAAGATAAATGGTTTGGTCCAGGTGCTATAATCGAACTTGACGACAAAGAATATCAATTACGCGTAGCCGGCACTCCTTATCAGGATGGCAACGAGTGGGTTTACACTTGCTTTATTGCTGACGGTCAAGCCGATTCTTATGTTCCTTATCAATATTTACAAGCCGGATGTCAAGTATCTCGTCTTGGTTCTGCATACGAAGAGTATTCTGAAGAAGCAGATATCATCAACTACAATACTCATATTGAGTTGAAAAACCACTTGACTACTCACCGTTTGTCTTATGACATCACCGGTTCTGCATACAGCACTGTATTAGCAGTTGGTTTGAAAGATCCTAAATCAGGAAAAACTACTTACTTGTGGTCTGACTTCCAGGAATGGAAAGCCATGCGTGAGTGGAACAAACGTATGGAACGTCAATTAGTATATTCTAAATACAATGCTAATTCAGATGGTACTACAGACCTTATGGGTACAAACGGACGTCCAGTTTATATTGGCGCCGGATTGTTACAACAGATTGCTCCTGCTAACCGTCGTTACTATACTCAGTTGAGCGCAGACTTACTTGAAGACTTCTTATTTGATATGTCTTATAATATGTTGGGTGCTTCTGAACGTAAATTCGTAGCCTTCACTGGCGAGATGGGTATGCGTGAGTTCGACCGTGTATTGAAAGAAAAAGTTGCAGCTTATACAGTTGTTGACTCTAAATTCATTACAGGCGCTGGACAACAGTTAATCCTTGGTGGTCAATTTACCACATACAGAATGACTAATGGTATTGAGCTTACAGTTCGCCATATGCCTTTGTATGACGATATTATCCACAACCGTAAGTTACATCCAGTTACTGGTAAACCACTTGAGTCTTATCGTTTCACTTTCTTAGATTTTGGAACCCGTGATGGTGAAGCCAACATCGTAAAAGTTGTACGTAAAGAACGTGAGTTGTCTATCTGGCATACTGGTGGTTCTGTAACCCCTGGAGCTGGATACGCTAAGTCTATCAGTACTTTACGCTCTAACGCTAAAGACGGATATTCTGTACACTTCTTAGGTGAATGCGGTATCATGGTACGTGACCCACGCGCTTGCGGTGAGTTAATCATGGACATTGCAGAGTAATAAATAAAATATATATGCGGTGGTTGGTTCTGCCGCATATTACAATATGGCATATTGCCATCTTATGTAAAACTAATCTTATAAATAAAATATAAATGATAGTAACACTTAGACACAAACGCAAAGACCCATGGGCTGGCGTTACAAAATATAAAGGATGCTTTGACTATATTAGTCCACTATTATCTAGATCTGGAAATGCACATACTGGATTAGAGAAAGAAGACTCTGAAAGACTTGAAGCAGCACTTCACTTAACACCTGGAACATTACTTCCATATAGTAAATATTGGAATACGTTCGCTGTTAAGATAACAAATAAAGAATTAGTCCTTAACACTGAAATGCCGTGGGATGAATTGCAATATTTGTTTTTAAAGAATCATAGCAAGGTTGCGAATAGCATTAGCGATTCAAATCCAGGAGCTACATGGGTTCTTATAAATAAAGAAATTGAAGCTCAAGAAGCTAACAAATCTTCTCGTAGACGAAGAGAGGCTATTAAAGAGTTTGATAAAATGTCTATCAATGACATGAGAAAATGTTTACGACTACTTGGTATTAAATC